CATCATCTTTGCCAGCGAGGGATACCGGAAGGGCGCGCTGATGTACCGTATCAACGCGAATAGTCGGTACGAAGACGCCCCTACCATCCAACCGATCTTTATCTATCCGGCAAAAGCAAATTTCGGAAAGATGCGGGACCGGCCCGAGCACACTTACGCACCACTTATCCGAGACCCATCACCCTAATCGCGGGCGATCGATGCCCCTTGGGAATGCCTAACTACCCCGCCCCAACTCAAAAAGGGGGTGAGCTAAGCAAACCCTTCATCCACATCAAAGGATCTGCACATGAGCGAAGTGATCACTTCGCCGATCGCGGCAACGCATCTGGAAAAGGATGCGTTTCACGATCAGCGTTTGACCGGAAGCTTCACGATCGGCGAGGTCGATAGCGATGGCGAGACCTCCTTTTGGTATTGCTGTCCGTGCGGCTGCGGCCGCTTCGGCCTGTTGACGGTCGGGAACGGCTTTAAGCCGAGCGACGGCCCATCCTGGAGTTGGAATGGATCGTTGGACCGACCGACACTTCATCCAAGCGTCCACCATGTTGGGCACTGGCATGGTTGGCTTCAGGATGGTGTATGGAAGTCTTGCTAAAGAGGCGATCCTATCACCGCTGGTCACCGCCCTGATCACCGATACCCTTTAACCTCGATTCGCTCGCCCATCACGTCCCACTCGTTCCCGTAGAGGACGTCTCCAATCTTCAGGCCTTCAATGCCCATCCCCGCCGGCGTGATTTCCTTCCTGCTGATGTGGGCGGCGCTGGGAGGCCTGATCTTGCTTGCGTGGAATTCAGTCCCTACCCATTGAAAGAGCAGATATGACGCCTCCGGAATATGATGCGAACGTGCACAGGCAGCTTGGCGAACTCGTTGCCGGGGTGAAGAACCTTCAGGAAAGCTTTCGACGGTCCGAGGACAAATCAGATCAAAGCCGTGCCACGATGCATCGGCGCATGGACGAAATGGTCGACCGTGTCGAGCAGGTCGAGCGCAGCGTCTCCGGCGTTCAGGATGATGTCACCGAGATGAAGCCGGTGACCGAGGACGTGCGGCGGTGGAAGCTCATAGGAGTCGGCGCGCTTGGGGTGATCGGTATCGGTGGCATGGCCATGGGGGTAACATTCGCCGATGCTATTCGAAGGGTCGGGCTTGTCGTAGTTGGGAGATGATCGCTGACGAGCCCTTCAACGCGATCATTTTGGCGGTGAATTAACCATCTGCCTCATTCAATCTGATCTGACAGATATCCGAGTAGACATTCTCGACGTTCGGGCAATTCAGGGCGCGGGCCATGACATGCCTAAGGTCGGGCATGCAGTGATCACCAGCTTTTTCGAGCAGCGCATTTATGTCGTATCGCTTTTTGATCCCGCATTTTTCGCAGGTCACAGAGAGCTTTTTGCCCCAGTAATCGGATAGATAGGGGCTGGTATATTTTCGGGACACGCTTCCTCCTCCTCGGTGGAGATTTCATGCCGCATGTTGGTGAAACAATCCTCGCCCAAGCGCGCTTGCTAAATGTCGCGAAGACGGACTTGGTCAAGGCCGATTGTTCGTCCGTTGGCACTATTCCTCGATTTGTCGGCTGGATGTTCGCAGCAGCCGCACTAGCTTTTGCTTCATGCGCTCGAAATCGGCGAATACGTCGGCAAGATCGAGTTCGTCCGGAGCAAGCTGGTCATCGGCGTCGCCAAGCAGAAAAGACATTTCGAGCCTGGCGGTAATTTCAGCCGTCATCGATCGATCGTTAGCAGCTGCGGCCGCCCCGATCTTCTTCTTGAGATCTTCAGATATTCGTAATCTAAAATGTAAATCGTCCCTGGCCATACAGTCAGATCGCATAAAAGCGAATTGACCGATATGCCTCACGGATGCCACACAGAGGCAGTGAAGTCGGCTAAGATATGGGGCTTAAAACGCTGAATAGTTTCGGCTTTGCCAGTGCGTCCAGGGCGCTGTGGGGCAAGTGCTGGGATACCGATCTGGACCTTATGTGGTGTTTCCCGGCTATGAAATCCCGTGGGGAAATTCAACATGCAGCGCGAAGTAGACGAGGCCGCCTCGGTGTTTGACCGGGCGGAGGGGCATGTCGACGTTAGTCGACGAAGGGTGCTTGGGGGAATGATGGCACTCGCGGCGACGGCAACGTCGCCAGCCGGAGCAAAGGCAGCATGTCGCTGTCCTTCTGATGCGGCGGTGTTCTATCTCTATCGACGTTTTGAATTGGCTGCGAAAGAAACCGCCGCCAATTCTGGCGAGGAACAGATCCGCAGCTTTAAACAGATGACCGCCTACGCCAACGCGATGGTTCTCATTCCGGCGCATACAGAGCAAGCGATCGAGACAAAGAGAGCTGCGTCGAAATGGGTCTTTTGTGATGGTCCGTTCAAGATGAGTTTGCCTTTTCAACTCGTGAAAGATTTGACGGCATCAGCTGACCGAGACATGTAACTGACGGGCGCAAGATGGGTGACGGGCATAGCTGAAGCCTGCCCGTCCCAAGATTTTCACCTCGCGAAGACCATCTGCCTGCTACAGGTTTGCGTAGCGCTGTGTGTTGAAGCGGTCTGCGACCATGCGGCCGGCGTTCTCGGTATGAACGTAGGTTTCCAAGAAAATCTTTGACGACTTCCAACGACCGGCGTCCATCGCCGTCTTGACGCCGATCCCTAGGTTCATCGCGTTCGTCGCGAACGAATATCGCCCAACCGAGTGTGACGATCGGTACTTGATGCCGGCTCTTTTGCAGACGGCCTCGATCCTCTCATTGACCGCCCATCGACACTTATAGCGAAAGACCCGCTCGCCCTCTTTCACACCCAAATTGTACAGCCGATACATCAGCTCGTCAGTGAGATAGGCGGTTGCCATGACATCGGTCTTTGTCTTGACCAGCAGCGCGGTGCGATGACGAAAATCGATGTGCTCGCCAAGAAGGTTGATAGCCTCGGAAACTCTGGCTGCGGTATGGTTCATGAAGATGGCCAGTGCCGACAGGTGAAAAAGATGATCGCGGTCAGCCTGGTTGATGAAAGCCGATAGCCACGCACCGTCGACCGGAGAGTGCTTCGTCGACCGAGGAGTGCGAAAGCTGCGGACGCGCATGTGATGACACCATCCGAGCTCGTGCGCATGGTAGATCACCGCCCTGGCTGGCGTGATGCCTTGCCGGTTGCGGGTTGACGCCATGTGGTGAGGGTAAAGGTCGAGGGCCATCTGCTTGATCTCGGCTGGAGCGATCGATTGGACGGCCCTGCCCCTGAAATACTCAACGGCCTTATCGAGGTATCGCGACGAGCCGCCTTGGCGGACATAGCTCTCGGCAGCTTCTTGAAAAGTGCGACTGAGCCTGCCGCCATCGATGACGACGGGCGCCGCGCCGCCCCACGGCTGGAATGTGTGATCGTTCATAGTCTTCCCCAAGATACTCAATACATCTTCCCGGCGTCATTCGGTGCTGAGAGCTGGAAATTGTGGGACAGGCTGACCGAAAAACATAATGATCCTGTGTAAGCGGTTTTTGTCCCACACCCGGCCAAGCTATTGATTATTCACGCTTGCTTGACACCTCTTCTGGGCACCATTCCATTTTTTCAACGTTGTTTTCGTTGATCTTTTCAACAGATTTTGTCCCACTTTTTTCAACCCCCTCGGGGTGTGGGACAAAATCTGTGCTCGTTTGTTCCCGCGACAGCTTATGCATCGCGCCGCCGGCAAGCTTCTTGCGGTTCGCTGACTTGGTATAGAGCGTCGTCTGCTGCTTCGTCGTCCATCCGAAGATGGCCATCAGCTCATCGTCGGTCGCACCGTTCTCAGCCGCCATCGTGGCGCCTGCCTTGCGCAAGCCGTGCGACGAACAATGGAACAGCTCCGCCTCGTCGCACCAATCCCGCATCTTGTTGCCAAGACCGTTCACACTGAACGGCTTGCCATATTCTGTGACCATGTAGGTCATCTGCTTTAATGGCTGGCTGTCCAGGCGCTGTTGCAGTGCCGACAGGACCGGAATCTGAACAACCACCCCGCTCGACTTCTTCGTCTTACCGGGCCGGATTGTGAGCCATCCGTCCCGGACATGCTGGCGGCCCATGATCGCCAACTCCTGCAGGCGCAATCCAGTATACAGCGCCATGCTCATATACAAGTTCGCCTTTGTGCCTGGCGGGTGCCTGGCTTCGAACTGTTCAACCTCGGCAATCGTCCACGCGTGGAAGCCGTCGCCACTGTCCATTTTCTTGATGCGTAGAGCGGGATTGCGGTCGGCAAGGTCGCTCTCCATCGCCCACCCGAACATGGCCGATAGATATTTCACGAGATTATTCCGGGCACCGGCCGTCTGGCGCAACTCGTCACGGATCTCGATGACGTGTTTCTTTTCGAGCAGCTTGAATGGAATGTCGCCGCGTCTTGTCTTGCTCTTCGGTGTCTTGCTCTCGCAGATCTCTTCCATCAACCGAACGCGCCTAGCCAGTTGGTCGAGCGCCATCGTGCCAACGGCGCGCTTTTTGTATTGCTGCACCAGCCATTGGAACGAACCTTCAGCGGCCTTGCGGTTGAGCGGATCTATCTTCGGTACGTCACATGGTTTGACGTAAGGGATATTCAGGCGGGCGCAGGCGACCTCTTTGTCAAACTCGTCGGTGCCAGGCTCCTCATGCAGTCTGACCTTGGGTCGACCAGGCGCGCGGAAATAAAACCGCGCTTCCTTGGTGCGGAATTCGCGATCGAGCGATACGCCCTTCGGTAGTTTTGGATACATTTTGCTCATCAATCCCAAGGATTGCCCGCAGCGTGCGGTTCGTCAAGCGGGTCGTCGTCCACCCGCAGTCTGTGAGGGATCATGCGGAAGGCGGCGGTCAATTCGGATACATCCCAAAGCAGCCTACCGCCGAGCGCGCGTGGGGACGGCATAGAGCCCGCCTCGACGCATCGATCGAACATAGTCGCGCTGATGCCTATCAGTGCGGCGGCCTGCTCGCGGCCGATACCAAGCGGCGGCAGAGACAGGGGAAGAATATCGTTGCGTTGCGCCCTCATGCGATTTCCTCACACTTAAGACGCGGCCCGCCATTGTGACCGATCATCGCGCGCTTTGCCTCTTCGCGGCGGCGTGCGTTCTCCTTTCGGGTCACCATTTCGAGATGTTCCGGATCTGGATTGACGCAGAGCCGCGTGCGGCAAACGTGATCGATTTCTTTTTTGCCTGGCACATAGCCGTGCTCGATCGTGAACATGACGATGTGGACCGCTACCGTCTGACCATCGAGCGACATGCGCGGATATCCAGCGCCGCGACCTTCATCTCCCGACGTCGGACCCGTCCAGATCCAGCAGCCAGTTACCGGATCGATAAAGACCCGTGCCATGACTTTGGCTCGAATGCGGTCACGGCGCGACATCAAACGCCACCCTCCGCCCTCGGTGCGGGCATGGGCGAGACAGCGCGAGCGGCTTCGATGCCTTCGGCCCTGTCGTCGCGCTCTGTATTGTGGTGGCGAATTGCCCAAAGGATGCTAGTGCAGCCCGGTCCAAGGTAATTGCACTTCACGCATTCGACATGCCGGCACCCATTGTCATAGGTGAACACATTTAGGCCGTCCGTGTCGTTGCAATCCGGGCATGGCTTCATTTTCGGATATGCCATCTGCTCGCCCTCCTATTTGAAATAGCTGCCGTCTGGATGCATGCGATGGGTCGCATCCAGTTCGGCATGGTGCCGGGCATCGCGGGGAACGATGCCCACTTTTGAAGGCGGAGCGGTAGGATCGAGGCCAGGAAGCGGTCCGCGACCATGGCGAGTGGCGCGCTTGGCCCGGATGCGGGCGATCGTCTCTGGACGCTGCAGCTTCTCAAGATCGGCTTCTGCCGCCGCCATCGCATCAATGCCCGCCTCGACAGCGAGCGAGAACGCTGTGAGAATCTGCGATCCAAGTTCTTTCATCGGGTCGCCAACTGGCCGGCTGAACGTATATTCGACCAGCGCGATTGCTTCCTCGCGTGTCATACCGAAGGCTTGCGCGGTCTCGATACCTTCTTCAAAATTGCGGTCGCGGCGCTCTGCTATGTCGGTCGGATCGCCGTCGAACAGAGGGCGGTGCACGGCTGCAACGCGGTCTTGATATCCCATCGAAATCGGTGCGGGTGTAGGTGCGATGGCGGTGCGACGATCACCCCGATTATTCCATTCGTCTTGGGACATCTCAGCTCGGCCGCCAAGGTTGGCAACACAGATGAGAATGTCATTGACCACTACGGCAGCGAGCATTTTTTGACTGAAATTCAAGGTGTCAAAAAACTCCATGGCGCCCAGCCTGCTTTCAACGAACTGATCCCGGAAGAGCGCGCGGGCCAGTCGAGCTTCGGCGTGCAAATCATTTCTCATCGCTCGAAGCCTCCTGTTTGGCTGGTGGCTTCGGCTTTTCCTGCCTTTCGGATGGCGTGGCGGCAGGTTCGCACGGCGCGTGTTTTCCGCCGCCGAAGACATATTCCTTCCAAGGCGTCCAACACCAGCGGCCGTCTCGATGTTTGAGGAATCCCCATGCCCGTCCGCCGCGTCCGAGCCAGACGATCGTGATGATCCTGCGGCTGTCGGTTTGTAGGCTTGTGGTGGATAGCCGAACGGGCCTGCCAAATGCTAGACCTGTCGGCCACTCGCCGGCGTAGCGCCCGAGGACGCGATGCGTATGCGTTGCGGGGCGGAAAGTCAGGTGCCACGCCGGCACGATCTGGCGATGGAGGCACGCACCTGTATTGCTGGCCTTAACCACTTCCTCAACATAAGACGTCAGCGGAAAGGTCCAGAAATCCCATGGATGATCATGGCAGTCTGGATCGACGTCGCCGCGATGGAAGATGTGAAGCCGAAGACGACCGATCCAAAGGCGCATCATGTAGGGCGTAGAATGCTCGCCATCGACGCCATCGATCGTGTCTCGGCCGAAGAAGCGCTCAGACATCGGCGCCGCCCTCCGTCGCGGTTGAGGCAAGAGCGGCAAAAGGATGTGGCATGAACTCGACGGGATCGACAGGGCTCTCGCCCTCGATGTCCCACCAGTAAGATCGCTTACCATCGTCAGCCCAAAGGCATTCGAACACACGGCCATCATTGTCACGCGCCCATATCGGATAGGAGTTGCCTATGCGGATACTGCCTGCCTCGACGATGTAGGCGACGCCCTTGTCCGCTTCGGCGATCGGCCGCCACAGCGACGAGCTCGACAGCGAAAGGATCTTGGCGCGGACGTGGTCGGCGACGTGATCCATAGCGATCAGGCCATGCGCCGTTGTGGCCGCAGCATGTAGCGCATGACGCCAGCCGTACGACAGCGCTCTGGATTTCTCGTCCCGCGTCACCTTCTGGAGCGCCTTCACTTCGTCCATTGCCTGGCGATGGCAAGCCAGCGATTCCTCGAACATGTTGTAAAGATCGCCGACGATCTCGGCAGGATCATCTGCGGGCGACCAGCCATTGATAAGGCTGTCATCTCCAGTGGTGAAGGTGTCGATCGCGTTCATTAGCGACAGACCGACGTTTGCCATGTCGATCAATTCTTCTTCGGTTTTCAGACCGGTCATGACCAACGCGTTAGATAGCGATCCCTGCGAAGCAGTGTTCGTCATTGCCCTGTCCCCATATGTGTATGTAGCGCCAAGGCGCTCGCGATAAGGCCCGCCCAAACGAAGGCGGAAAGTGCGGTGGCGGCGAGTAGAAATTGCAGCCTGGTCATGTCCGGCTCCAAAAATTGAAGTCTGCACGCATTTCTTTCCAGCGCTCAGCGGCTTCGGGATTGACGTTGAGTTCGTTTCTGGAGGTGACGGCGAGGATCTTTCGGACGTGCGTCGCGATGCGCACGCTATCGGCAGCATCCTGCATACCGTGGCGCTCGATCAGATATCGGCGGAAGAGCTGTTCGGCACACTTCATCGCGCACTCGGCCGCGTAGTTCGGGCTTTCCACAACGTCCTCGCGGACGGTCCGCTGGTTATGCTGATCGCGCATTTCTCGGATCACCGCGAAAGCGTCGGCAAGCAGCCGCAGCAGGAAGGCCATGTCGCGGTGGGCATTCAGAAGAAAGTCCCTATCGTACCAAGCGCAGTCAGCCGACAGCGTGGCGATCGCCACTGGTTGCGTGCGTGGGGCGAGCTGCGCGAGCAACTCTTCGCCAGTGCGGCTGAGCGACCATTCCCCGCTAGCTCCGCCGTGCCGGGCGCGAAGGATCTCAAGCTTGCGTTTATCTTCAAGCGTCGCCATCAGAACCTCTTCGGCATTAGGACGTAAAGTTCGTCGCTATCGATCGTCGGCTTGAAGAGGCCAGCAGTTCCGGCGTCCGAAAAGAACATCCGAACATCCTGCGTCGCGATGCTACCGAGCATGTTGATGAAGTACTTGCCGTTGAAGCCGATCTCGACGGCGTCGCCGTCGTACTCCGCACCAAGCTCCTCGGAGCCTTCCTCGCCCTGCCTCGTTGACAGGAGCAGATTGATTCCGCCGGCTCCGATGCGCATCTGTACGGTGTCTTCGGACAGGTCATCAGAAACGAGGCAGACGCGACCCAGAGCGGAGCGGAGCGCGTCGACGACGACCAAGGCTTCCTTGTCGCTCTTTCCGGGGACCGCTCGCATGTAGTCGGGATAGGTCCCGTCAATCAACTTGGAGATCAGGGTGGTTCCCGCGCATTCGATCTTCATCATCGCAGCCGAGATCGTGAGGCGCGCGCGCGTCTTTCCATCGGCAGTCAGCTTTTTTAGAGCCTTGATCGTCTTTAGCGGCACGATGATCGGCGAGAACGAAACCTTGGTATCGACCGCTATGCGAACAACAGCAAGGTTGTGGCCATCGGTGCCAGTGACGGAAATCTTGTCGCCATCGGCAAACGGGTGAAGACAGACGCCCGCTAGATAGTATCGCGGCTCATCCTCGCGGACGGCATAAAGGACTTTGTTGAACGCACCCATAAGGACGCTGGAATCGATCTCGAAACTTTCGCCCGTCGCCTTCTCGGCAATCGATGGGAAATCGCTTTCCGGAAGAGAGAGTAATGCGAAGCGACTGCGGCCGGCCTTAACGACGACCTGGCCCGGAAATGCGCCGGCGGAAAACACCAGCTCTGCTGTTTCCGGGAGCTTTCGGGCGATATCGCGAAGATCTGTCCCGGACAAGGTCAAGGCCGTACCCTGGCCTTCATCCAGCAGCTCGCAGGAGGTATCGATCTCGATATTGAGGTTCGTGCCGCTGATGCGGAGGATGTCGCCGGCGGGACGCAGCAAAACATTGCCGAGGATCGGGATTGTTGCCTTCGCGTCGACTGCCTCGATGACAGCGTCGAGTGCTGCCAAGAGAGCGCCACGATGGACGCGGAAGAATGGAGCTTCAGCCACGCTTGACACCCCCCCCTGTCCCACAGAGGGAAGCCAGACGCAGTTCAGCGACTGGTGGGCGAAGGTCGAAGTGTTCGCCGAACAGATCGTAGATCAGCTGCAGGATCTCGCGCTGGGGCTCGCCATCGGCGACGGCGCGGTAAAGGCGTTCGATCTCTTGTGCGTCAGTCACGTCCATCGCCGTAGCCTCCATGTTGCTGCAGCAACGCGAGAACCGCACGGCGCAGATCGCGATCGGCGTCCAGGCCACCGCGAAGATTGAGGACGTTGATGGTTGCGCGGCATAGGCTGATCAGCGTTTCAGAGCTGACGGCGTCGCGATCAGCGAAGAACGTTTGACCCTGCAGGACGAAATCTATGCTGTCGTTGATGTCGAGCAGCGCCGTGGCGATTTCCTTGCCAGCGGCGGAAAGCTGGCGCTGGCAGAAGATTGCGCCTTCGTCCCGCGCCGGTCCGCCGGCGGGCTCGACGAGGCGCGGTCGGCTCTGGCTTGGAAACGTGAAAAGTTCAGCCATGACCGATGATCCTCGCAGCAATGCCGAAGCCGAGCGCGAAGAAGATCGGCGCGGCCAAGGCGAATGAGCACAAGCGGGAATGCAGCGCGTTGCGCTCGATCAGAAGCTCGACGAGTTCTTCGAGACCGGATTTCCGGCGACGCGGCACGTCCATGAAGGGTGTGAAATGGTTCATCGTGTCACCGCCTATCGAATGCGACGCGTGAAAAGCTTGTCAGCGATGACGCGAGCGTCTTCGCCATGACGGTCGATCTGCGAATCGGTGAAGCGCTTGTGCTTCTTCAGGTCATCGCGCGTGGCGCCTTCGCCGAGATCGAGCAGGGCGTGGGCCATTTCGAGGGCGATATCGCGACCGATCGCAGACGGGAACGGGGCGACGGACTGGGTTGCGGTTTGCATGTCTTTCTCCTGCGGAAGCCTCCCGCGCCGCTCCGCCGCTGCTTGGAGGAGATGAAGCAGCGGCGGTTCGCGATATCCGGCGACGGGAGGAGGAGATCACCGGACAAGCGAAATATGACGAAAGACGCTATATAATGTCAAGCAAAACTTGGCGATAATCGCCATACATAGAAAGTGTGAGGCAAATCAATATGTTGCAAGTCGCCAATAAAAAAGCCGCCAGAAAGGCGGCTTGGTATCGTGAACTTCAATCGCGATTATTCTTCTGGCTGGATCGAATAGATGATGCGCCCGACGATACGAACCGTCTCTTCGTCATTGGCGGCAGGGTCTATCGGCTGCTGATGGCGAGGGTCAGTTGATTCGGGCAGGAGCCAGCTTTTACCGGTCTCATCCTGCCACAATGTCTTCACGGTTGCCTCTCGCATTCCGTCAGAACGCTCAATCTCGATGATGTAGCGCCTACCGGCTTCGACTTTCTCTCGCGTCTCAATAATACTGGTGTAGATCAGCGCGGATCCTTCTGGATAGCGCTTATTCATTGAGGGACCACGGGTTTTTGCCGCGTGAAGCGTAAGATTTCGATAGCTGGCGTGATCGGGTATCGCGACTTCGTACCAGTCCTCTTGATCCCATAGAAGAGACTCGGCCCAGTTTCCGGCCTGGACGAACTGGCGCACCTCGACGAACCGAAAGCCTGTTCTGTCGCTAATAAAATCGGCGGGTGCGCAGTGCAGGATCTCGGAAAGGTCCTGCATCCGACTCAGAGTGAGTTCCGTGTGGCCGTTTTCAAGCTTGTTATAGTTAGTCAAATCAATACCAAGCGCGGCAGCGACTTCTACCTGCTTCAACCCGCGAGATTTCCGAATTTCTTTTAATCTCATCATGTTACCCATATTAGCGGATCTCGCCATATGCCGCATCGCGAAATACGCCATATAACGGTTGACAAAAACTTGGCGATTTGCGCTATATTACGCGCCATGAACCTGAGAGCGTGGCGACAGACGCAACAACTAACGATGGCCGAAGCTGCTGTGCGCATCTGCGTCGATAGCGCGCGGACCTATCAACGCTACGAGACTGGCGAGAACAGGCCAGATGCTCCGGTCGTGGAGCGCATTCGCCTGGTCACCTGTGGATCTGTCTCTCTCTCCGATTTGCATCAACAGCGATTGGATTGGCTGAGGGCAAATAGGCCAGATGTGGTTTCCGATCTTTTCGAGAGGGCTGCCGAATGAGCGGGCCTCAACTCTTTCCCCCGCGCGGGTTCCCAACTGTTTCCCGCGCCGCTTGCCACCGGGGCGGCGGACCACATAGCCCCGGTGGTCTTTTTCGTTTTCGCGTTCCTTGCTCATGCGGTCCCCCGTGATCTGATGAGTAAGCTGTAAGGCGCGTTCGCGCGTCGATCACCGAATCCTTTCCGTGTTTTGTTTCCTTGATTTTCGAGGGGTTTTGTCGTGCGCGCATTTTCTGAGACATCCTATCGCGGCCTGAAGGCTGTTTGCGGCGTCGCTTACGGTCTCGTAGGCGGAAACACGCTGTTCGCGCACTCCACTCGCGTCGTTGTCTCGCAGCTCTCCAAATACGCCTCGTTCAAGGAGGAGGACGAAAAGTCCTTCATGCCGATCGATGTCGCGGTCGATCTCGACCGTGCGGCGCAGTCGCCGATCATCACCGGCACCATGGCGAAGATGCTGGGTTACCGCCTTGAGCCGCTACTGGAAACCCTCGCTGCGGCTGAAAAGCTCTCCGAGAACGATGCTCATACCATCCTCTCCGAGGCGATGGATGTGTCGAAGGCGCTGCTTGAGGCTTTCAAGGACGGCCGCATCGATGCGCTGGAAAGGAAGATCCTGCGCCGTGAATTGCGCGAATTGATCCGCGCCTCGGAAATGGTGCTCGCGAAGCTCGATGAAAGCGAAGCGCCATGACCGCATACGCAATCGATCCTCCCATTGGACCTCGCGGCACAGCCTTCCTTCGACGGGTGCAACTGTTCAAGGCACCCTACCCCCTCTCGCTCAACGTCGACCAGGAGCAGGCGCCGCGCGCGATCCCGATGATCATTGGATGGTGGAACTCACGCCGAAGGGCGCCGCCTATCTCGACAAACTCATGAGGTGCGAATGATGGCGGCTTCCAAGATGGTCGGCATAACACTTTCCGTTCCCGAAAAGGCAAAGCAGACATTGGAGCGACAGGCGCGAGAGCGCGGTGTCGCTTCATCGCTCTGGATGGGTCAGGTCTTCGACATCGGTTTCGCGGCGATCTGCGCGCGCGAGAAGAGCATGCCGATCACGGATCTCGATCTGGATGCCATCGTCGGTGCGACCCTGCTCCTCCGGGCACGCGAGAAGTGGGATACGGCGACGATCGCCAAGGGTCTCGGCGTCTCCGAACCGACGATCGTTCGCATCCTCGACGGTTGGAAGACCTACCGGAGGGCGATGGCATGATCACAGAGATCTCAAAGTTGGGAACTCAGGCGGCCCTCGTCATGCAATCGGCGCTGGAAACGGGCGTCTACGTCGACAGCACGCAGAAGGATCGCCAGCGTTGCTTAGGCCTCAACGGCAGGGGACTGCTTTCGCGTGATAAGGTGAAAGCGACAACGTGGTATCCGACCGAAAAAGCAAGGTCGCTATATCCGGTCGCAACCCAAAAAACAGAGATTGTCGCGCCGTCCGTCGTCGAGGATGCGCCAACAGACATCGTTGGTCCGCGCTCGGACGCATCGGGCCTGACGCAGACCGTGGAGCGGGCGCGAGCATTGCTTGACGACGGCGACGTGCTCGCGGCCAAGCGCCTGGCGGGCGGCGCCTATCTCGAAGCAAAGGCGGCAGCGCAATATGCAGCGACCTTCGGAGAGGACGGCAAGCGGCTGATCGCCAAGGCTCGGCAGTTGCAAGGCGATGCACTGCTGATCGAGGCGCGCGCGAAAATGCAGATCGCCGCCGCTTGGGATCAAGCTGATAGCGAAGGCAGAACCTTGAAGGGCCGCCCGAAAAGCGTTCCAGACGAGAACGCTTTTACAGCGGAAGAAGCGGGGCTCAGCCGTAAGGATATCCACGAGGCGCGAAAGCTCGCAGAAGCAGAGCGGATCGCGCCGGGATTGGTCGAGCGGGCGATCGCGGCTCGTCTCGAATCGGGGCTTGAGCCAAGCCGGGCAAATCTACGCGCGGCGGTAGGCACGGCTTCTGCGCCAAAGGCGGATCGCGGTGACAATTTCTATCAGACGCCGGACGTTGCCACCCGGACGCTGTTAGCCTTCGAAAGTTTCACTCCTACGATATGGGAACCAGCCTGCGGCCTAGGGGCCATCTCGCACGTTCTCGAAGACCGAGGATATGAGGTCATTCTTTCTGATCTCGTCGATCGAGGCGCGGCGGACAAGGATGGCGAGCTGCAGGCGACCGGCGATTTCCTTGCCAGTCGACGCGACGAGAGAGGCATCGGCGCGGACATCGTCACCAACCCCCCTTACGGCGAGGTTCTGAACGATTTCGTGGCACATGCGCTGCGCGAGCATCGCCCGCGCAAGATGGCCCTCCTGTTGAATCTCAATTTCCTCTGTGGCTTTGCGGACGAGGCGCGAAGCTTCGTCATGGACGAAAATCCGCCGGCGCGGGTCTACATCTTCAAGCGCCGCCTACCGATGATGCACCGGGAAGGATGGGACGGCCCGAAGGCGTCGAGCCGGATGAACACGGCGTGGTTCGTGTGGGAACGGCGGGACGACGGAGGCTATGGCGACGAGACGCTGATGCGGCGTGTCGACTGGACGGACTACGTCGACGCTGACGCACGGTCGCCAGGCGCCGGCGGTCATGTCGTCGGCGCATATTTCGTCGAGGATTTTACACGCGAGACGCCGCGCAAAACGCTCGACGAGCGCCTCGACGAAGAGCGGGAGCGCTCGCTCACTTGGCTGCGCGGTCGAACGGACTTCGACAGACCGGAATTGCGCAGGGCGATTGGCATGCGTGAAAGCGTCGCCGAGGCGCTGATTTCCGAGTTCATCGGCGCCGGGATCGTCGGTCAGGCGGATGCAGACGGGCGCTATCTGGTCCTAATCTCGGAAAGCGAGGCGGCATGATGGAGGCCGATCTTTCCGACTGCACGACCGAGCAGCAACGGATTCTCTGGCTGCTGCAATCACCATTGTCTGTGCTCGCGCGGGACGAAAGTGCGATCCGCGCTGCGTTGCGACAGGCACATTTTCAGGCTGGCGTCGCCTATCTCGACGCCGAACTCACCAGCATGCGCGAGCCACGTCGAGACGACGGCACGCCTTTGGACGGATTGAAACTTGCGGTGGCTCGTGGGCGGGCGAACCGAATTGCTTGCGGCCTGCCGCCGAACAGATTGGGGGAATGATGTACGCTGGGGATCTTTTCGGGGTGGAGCCAATTTTTCCGCAGACATGGACGTCGACCGGTCGCCTGCCACCGGTGATCTTTGACGGCTTCGCCGGCGGCGGCGGAGCATCTAAGGGTATCGAGATGGCGATTGGTCGTTCGCCCGATCTCGCCATCAATCACAACGCCGATGCATTGGCGCTGCATGCCGCCAATCATCCGAACACCCTGCACCTGTCGGAAAACATCTACAAAGTCGATCCTCTCGACCACCTAGTTGGCCGTCATGTTGGCGCCGCGTGGTTTTCACCGGACTGCAAGCATTTCTCGAAAGCGAAAGGCGGCAAGCCAGTCGAGCGCAACATTCGTGATCTCGCGTGGGTAATCGTCCATTGGGTCGACCGTATCCAGAAGAGCGGCGGCAAGGTCGACGTCGTCTTCATGGAGAACGTCGAGGAATTCAAGTTCTGGGGTCCTCTTGTGCAGACCGATCGCGGGCTGATGCCAGATCCCGAGCGCAAGGGCGAAACCTTCCAGCAATGGTGCAGGGCGCTTCGCAAGCTTGGCGGCAAGATAGAGTGGCGCGAGCTCCGCGCTTGCGACTATGGCGCTCCGACGATCCGCAAGCGTCTGTTCGTTATAATCCGCTTCGATGGCCAGAAGATTGTTTGGCCAAAGCCTACGCATGGTGCTCCGGCAGATCGCGATGTCATTGCCGGTCGCAAGCTGCGATGGCGTACCGCGGCTGAAGTCATCGACTGGTCATTGCCTTGCCCATCGATCTTCGATACGGGCGCGGATGTCATGGTAAAGCACGGTCTGAGGGCAGTTCGTCCTCTCGCCAACAACACGATGGCTCGCGTAGCACGCGGCATGAAGCGCTACGTTCTCGACGCGGAACGACCGTTCATCGTCAACCTGACGCATGGAGCGCGAACCGAAGACGTCGCCGAACCCTTCAACACCATCACCGGCGCCAATCGTGGCGAGAAGGCTGTCATCTCGCCATCGGTCATCCGCTTCAACTCCGGTGCAACGGGACAGGATGCTCGCGAGCCTCTGTCGACTATCACTGCCAACGGTTACATCAAGCGGCCCGGCGGCGCGGCGCCGATCGGCGTGATTTCTCCGCATCTCATGACCATGCGCAACGCTGGCAAACCGTTCAATGGCGCTGACGAGCCGACGCACACCATCACCGCCGGCGGCGCGGGCCTCTCCATCGTCGCCCCGGTTTTGACATACGCCCAACAAGGCGGCGCGAACCGGCCGGTCGACGAACCTCACCACACTATCACGGCAAGCCAGAAGGATCAGAATTCGGTGATCGTACCGACGCTGATCCAAACCGGATATGGTGAGCGGGCCGGCCAAGAGCCGCGCTCGCTGGATCTAGCGAAGCCGCTCGGAACGGTGGTTGCCGGCGGTGTGAAGCATGCAACGGCAGTCGCCTTCGTTGCCCAGCACAACATTGACGGTCATAGCGGGCTTGGGAACCCCGGACGAGCCGCTGATGAGCCTATCTCGACGGTGACAGCGTCTGGCGCGCAACAGGGCGTTGTCTCCGCCTTCATCTCTCGACAGTTCGGAACGTCGACTGGCCACGCAATCGACGAACCGTCCGCTACGATTACGGCGGCCGGCGGCGGCAAGTCCGTTCTGGTCGCTCCGCACCTACATGCCTACTACGGCTCCGATCAGGATACGCCTGAGGATGAACCGTTCCATACGGTGACGACAAAGCCGAGATTCGCTCACGTCGAGGCCGGCGTTGCAGCGCCGCCCTTCACGGACGATCAGCACGCGCGGGCACGACAGGTGGCGGACTTCCTCCGCTCGCATGGCTTTTGGGACGACCGAGAATTCGTCACGTTGACGATCGGCGAACGTGAATTCGTTATCGTCGACATAGGCATGCGAATGCTCACTCCTCGCGAGTTGTACAACGCGCAAGGCTTCCCGCTTGACTATGTAATCGATGGCGCATGGTCGCAGCCTAGGGACGGCAGTGAGCCGCAATGGCGGACATTCTCGAAATCTGTCCAAGTCTCCTGCGTCGGTAACTCTGTCTCACCCCCTGTCGCTGCGGCGATCGTCGGCGCCAACTGTGGCCATCTGGCACTTTGGCAGGTGGCGGCATGATCTGGCACGACGAAGGATATCGCACCGCCCTCTTCAGCGGCGACGTTGCTGTCGGCGCCGTCTACCAACCGGGCAGCAGCGCAGTAATCTGGCATTGGCGGATCTGGATCAATCGCAGAGGCCACGTTCATGCCGGTCGTGCGTCGTCATGCGGTGACGCCAAGTCGCAGGTTGAGCGTCGGTTCCGCGCGTTTCTGGACGCGGCGCAGCTCGTGCAGATCGGCGGTGACGCATGAGCCACGAAGCCACCATGTGGGCAGTGAAGGTGCGTGGGATCTCCTGCGCCGAGGCGCGGGTGCTTTGGCACCTGGCGGATTGCCACAACCCCGTTTACGGCTGCTACCCGAAGCAGGACTACCTTGCCGAGGCCTGCGAGCTTGATGTGCGCTCTGTCCGGCGCTCGCTCGATGCACTGCGCGACAAGGGTCACATCAACTGGGTCGAGCAGCGGGAAGGCAAAAACCGTCGCCCGAACCGCTACAGCCTTGCGTTTGAGGGCGGTTTTCGCCGCTCCGAAAAGCCCGAAATTGCCGAAAATGAACCGGACAATTTGTCCGCCTCAAACGCGGATTCAACCGGACATTCTGAGCAGTTTGAACCGGACATTTCAGACGGTTTGAACCGGACTCCTGAGTCCTCAATAGAACCTGTAAGGGAACCTGTAAAAGAACCTGTAATCGAGAGAGAGCGTGCGAGCGAGGTTGACGGGAAGAAGATCGAACGAGAGTTCAAGATTTGGTATCCGACCTGGCCAACCTACGTCGGAGACAGCGAGGACGCAGCCCGAAAGGAGTGGCATCGTCTCACGCCAGACGATCGGTCCAGATGCACCGAGCGTACGCCGGCCTTCATCGCGGCGGTTAGAGCGACCAAGGGCAAGTTCACCTACGCCAGCGTTTATCTCAAGGGCAAGGCTTGGGAGAAGCTGGCAGATCCCAAGTCCGAGGTAGCGTCACCATCGGTACCAAATCCATTTTCGAAGGCGTGGAGCGCATGCCGGCTTGCTGAGCTGCTGAAGGACGTGTCCACGGTAATGCCCGTTATGTCGAAGTTCCAGCAGGGGGAGCTGCAGGCGGGCGGCGCCAAGGCGGAAGCGCTGATGCTGGACAGGCTACGGAATTACGGGTGGCCGAAGGTCAACACGATGCACCAGCGGGCGCTGAACGCGCAGGGCGTGACGGTGCCAGCTCCTCTTGCAGTCATCTCTGAAAGCTTCGTGCAAGTCCGCAGCGACAGCGCTCAAGCGCTTCGCTGGAAGGCATTACACGAGCGCAAAGGCTGGCCATGGCTACCCATTCCGAAGGGTGTCGAGTGGCTATTCTTCCCGGCTGGTGAGCCGGAGGAAGCGATATCTGAATTCGAGCGGGCAATCAGCGAGGGTCGAGGAAATGACGATGCAGCATAAGCGGGGCGATTTCCATCTCGACGAGCGCGTAAGCCCAGAGGGATGGAGGCGCAGCGACAACGCGTCTGGTCTCACGAGGATGCGAATCGGCCACCTGTCGATGGCTTCGAAGGGGGTAGTTGCCCGAATCGTTCGAGACGAACCGGACATGAAACCTGCCTGGTATTGCCTTCAGGTGCGGGTAGGCAGCGAAGGGACTGTGGAAAAAGTGCTCGATGACGCTGACGTTGAGACGTTGGTTGTTCGCTCTGGAGAAGAGAAAATAGTCAATCGAGGCCGCGTTCGCACCGTGTCAGGGCGCGCCGTGATCTCGGGCTATATCCTGATCAGGTGCCTTCCAATGCCTCAGGCGATGATGGGTTTGCTGTCAGTAAAGCACGTTATTGGCATCGTCGGCGGCGCTGATCGCCCTTATCGCGCAGACGATAAATCCATTGATAGATTCAAGGCGATGGCTCTTGAGGGGAAATACGATCATCGTGGAAAAATGGATCATGGCTTCATGGTCGAAGAGATCGTGCGGGTGGCTGATGGACCGTTCGCTTCCTTCGGTGCGATCATCATCGCTATCGACGACGACAGATGCCGCGTCACGGTCGAGGTCAACATTTTTTGGCGCTCAACGCCTGTCGAATTGGCTATTGCGCAGATCGAAAAATTGTGAGCATCAATCTCACCGGGACAACCTAGAACCCTGGTGGGCTTTGAGTTGATGGCGTTGTGACCATCAGCAAGCGCGGCGAAAGCTGCGGAGCTGCTTACCGGTAGGACCCCGCCCTAACAGCCTCTCGGAGGCGCAGATTCAGGGCAAGTGCTACTGCTATGACATCACGAGAGACTGAACGACAGGCGGCCGAAAGGTCGCCTTTTTGCATCAATTAGATAGAGGCTTTCGAACTCTCAGCACTATGGAGGCGGTCATGTAGCCGCTCTGGACGATGACCACTGAACTACGTTTCGATGCCAGCGACTTCCATCGGCTCGCTTCCGAGATTGTACATCTGCCTCAGGCGATAAAGGCGAAAGCCTTTTCACGAGCGATGCGCCGGATGAGCGAAATGGCTCGGACGCAGGTCGTTCGCGAGAGTGTGAAGCGAACCAGCTCACCGCCGCGCATTGTCCAGCGTGCGACCAAGGCCACGTACGATGATGCCGCCGCCTCGATCGACATCAAGATGCGGTCCGGCTGGATCGGTATCGCCCAACTGAACCCGCGTCAGACAAAGGCCGGCGTTACCACCAGGCTACGAGGTTCGTACAAGTCTGCCTTCATTGCCACGATGAAGAGTGGCCATCGCGGCGTGATGATCAGAGGCGGGAAGGATCGACTTCCGATCTACGAACTGTTTGGGCCGAACCCTGCGCACGATATCGTCAAGCACCCTGATGAGTTCCTCAAGGTCTTGTCCGAACTGATCGAGACGAGGCTTGCTCCCCGCGTGCTGCACGAGATCGAGAACCTATTGCCGCGTTGATGCAACCCACCAGCACAACCACTGCCGCGCCTCTAGCGCGGCCCGGTTGCACCCCCCCCCTCGCGGGTCCTTCCCCCGGTACCGACCCTTTACGGGGCGGGACGACCCCCAACTTTCGCTAGTTAGGCAGGTCTAAAAACTGACCTGACAGCCCTGACGATGCCTGACAAACCCTTACACGGTGGACTTCCTAACCATGACTGACCTTCTAGATCAGGCGGCAAGCATGCCGGCGGCAGATGGCGTCTGGCTTACCGTCTCCGAACTTGCCAAGCGCAAGAACATCACCAGGCAGTCGGCCTCGGAGCGCGTCGCACGCCTTGAGCGCGATGGCCTGATCGCAACCAGAGTTGTCGGCCGGTCCCGGATGGTCGAGCTGGCAACATTTGACCGCGTCGTCGGTCAGACCGGCAATGCCTACCGCGAGCAAGGTCAGGATACCAAGCGCGAGGCTTCGGAACAGCCCGGAAACCAGTCTGCGCCAAATGCCGCGTTGCGTGACGCTCAATCAGAGCGGGCGCAGTACGAGGCCAAGCTCAAGGCGTTGGACCTTGCTGAACGGACGGGGCAACTCGTGCCGATTCGCGGTGAGCATGGCATGGAGACCGCGCTGGTGAAGGTGACGGAAGCGATCGTCAGAGATCTCGGCGCCCCGATGAATTGGATCAACGAGATCCTCGAAACCGCACGCGAAGGCGAGCCCGCCCTTCGCAGGCTGCTTAGAAGGAAGATCCACCAGCAACGCGAGACAATCGCGAACCGTCTTACTGCTATCGCCGGCGATGCGGCCGAGGCTGAAAAGGGCGGCGTGCAGGTCGATATCGATTTCGGAGGCAACGAATGAAGGTTGCCTTGAAACGCTCTGCTCTTGCGATCGTCGCACGCATCCTGGCTGCCGCCATCGTTCCGCCTGAGCAGCTGTCCGCAGCCCAATGGGCACGACAGAACCTTGTCGTTCCTGACGGTCCACGCGCTGGCGAGGTTTGGGATGACAGTCTCACGCCCTACATCGCCGAACCGCTCGAAATGTGCGGAACGGACAGCGGCGTCAACGAAATCGCTATCCGCAAGTCGGCTCAGACCGGCTTCACAACGCTGATCCTCGCGGCCTGCGGTCACCTTATTGCGACTGACCCATGCCGCGCCATGATCGTTCAGCCAACCACTGGCGCACTGAAGGAATTCAACACCGAAAAACTGACGATCGCGATCCAAGGTACACCGGCTCTTCGCGACCTGGTCCGCGAGCAGTCGTCCCGCTCTGGCGACGGTTCGACGGCGGTATTCAAGCGGTTCCGTGGCGGCTCGCTCAAGCTGGCTATCGCCAATTCTGCGGCGGATCTTCGTTCGTCGACCATCAAGAAAGCGTTTTGCGACGAAGTCGACGAGTATCCGGACGATCTCGACGGCCAAGGTGATCCAATCGGCATGGTCGAGGCCCGTCAGGAATCGTTCCTGATGTCCGGTGAATGGCTGCGCCTTTACAATTCGACCCCGACCATAAAGGGCGGCTCTCGTATCGATGGGTATTTCGAGGCCGGCGACCAGCGCTATTGGCACATGCCGTGCCCCGGCTGCGGCGCAAAATTCAAGTTCGTCTTCGATCGGAAATACTTCCGGTTCAACGACGAATTTCCGCACGAGCCTCACTACGCGACGCCCTGCTGCGGCAGCATCATCGAGCCTTACGAAAAAGTTTCACTGATGAAGAAGGGCGAATGGATCGCCGAAGCGCCTCGGCCAGGCGCCTATCCGTCGTATCACTTCGATGCACTGACCTCGCCTTTCGTGCCTTGGGAAAAGATTGCCTCTCGTTTTGTTGCGGCAGAGCAAGACCCGCAAAAGCTCAAGACGTTTCACAACCTGACGCTTGGCCTTTCCTACGAGATTAAGGGCGATGCACCCGATCATGTCAGGCTGCTGGAACGACGCGAACTCGACCTGAAGCGAGGCCACATTCCTGCTCAGGGCCTCGTCCTCGTGGGCTCCGCAGACGTTCAACAGCTCGGCATATACTATCTGTTCAAGGCGTTTGGGCCGGATCGGCAGTCCTGGCGCGTCGACGCAGGATATATAGAAGGGGCGACCGACGACCCGCATGGCGGCGCGTTCGTGAAGCTCGAAGAGTTGCGTTCAAAGCAGTGGCCCGATGCATTCGGATCGACGCGGGCTGTCGACGCCTTCGGGATCGACTCTGGCTATCGCTCACACGTCGTCTACACGTGGGTGCGGAGCAAGCCAGCAACGTTTGCCTTAAAGGGCCTCGACGGATGGTCCCGACCAGCACTTGGCCAGCCGTCTCCGGTCGAAATCAACTTCAACGGTCAGCGCATCAGGGATGGTGCGATGGTTTGGGGTGTGGGCACCTGGTCGCTTAAAGGCGCGTTCTACGCAAACTTGCACAAGGAAGGGATTGCCGCCGGCAAAGAGGCCAATCCTCCTGGCTACTGTCATTTCGGTGGCTGGATGGACGAGGTCTATTTCAAGCAGATTACCTCGGAATATCTCGGTACCGAGAAGGTCAAGAAGGGTAAGGCGCGCGATCGACGCGTCTGGATGCCGCGAGCCGGTCAGGCGAACCACTTTCTTGACTGCGAGGTCTACGGCGACGCCCTTGGGGACTATCTCGGCATCTCGCGCATGACACCGGAAGAGTGGAGCGTGTTGGCAGGTATGCGCGGCGTTCCCGAAGGCGTCGTTAACCCCGACATGTTCGCACCGGCGCCGCTCATCGCCGCAAGCCAGGTCGCCGCCAAGCGTGGGCAGGCTGATGACGCGGCGGTCGAAGAAGACGAAGAGTTCCGCCCTCAACCCCTGCTCAGCAGCCATCACGATCGCGATGACGACTATGAGGATGATTTCTAATGGCATGGTCTCAATCGGATCTCGATGCAATCAACATGGCGATCGCCAACGGCGCCAAGCGTGTTCGCTACCAGACCCACGAAGTCGAATATCAGACGATGAACGACCTTCTGCGCGCTCGGGATCTGATCAAAGCTGAGGTTGAAGCGCCGGTCGACGTCGGCGGTGCGATCCTTACCGAATATCATGGCGGCTACTGATGAGCATTTTTAGCACAGTGCGTGGCTGGCTGACCAAGCGCGAATATGCTTCTGCCGGTTTTGGTCGTCGCAACCGCACGCGGATCGCGCCGCATACATCGGCGAACGCCGAAATCCATCGCGCGTTGGGCACATTGCGCGATCGATCCCGCGCATTCGTTCGCGACAGCTGGGCGGGACAGCGCATTCTCGATGTCCTGACGTCGCATGTGATTGGAACCGGCATCATGACGGTTCCCAACACCGGTAACGACAAGATCGACAACAAATATCGCCTTCTGCGCGAGGAGTGGGAAGCTTCGAGCGATGTCGAGGGCGTTCTCGATTTCGGAGCGCAGCAATCGTTGCTGTTCCGATCTATGGTCGAAGGTGGCGACAGCGTTCTTCGGATGATCCCGATGAGGCTGGCAGATTCACCTGATGCCCTTCCGTTTCGGCTGCAAGGGCTTGAGGGCGACCAGATCGACGGCTGGCGCGATGGCATTATCGCCTCGCCTGGCGATACGTCGCATGTCCGCATGGGCATCAAGATCGGAGATTGGGGCGTCCGTCAGGGAATGTATCTCTGGAAGGTTCATCCTGGCGAAATGGTCGTCGGCAATATCGAGCCGTCTACTCTCGTCGACTGGGGCGATCTTTGCCATCTCTATCGCCCATTGCGTCTAGGTCAGTTGCGCGGCGTTCCGTGGTTCGCTCCAATCCTTCTGACATCCCGCGAACTGCAGGATCTGATGGAGGCGGCAATCCTCCAGCAAAGAACGCAGGCCAGCTATGCCGGTTTCATCAAGAGACCGCCCGGCACCAACAATGTCCTGGTGAGCAAGAAGGATGACAAGGGCGACAAGGTCACACGCGTCGAGCCCGGCAGCATTCAGGATATTGGCGACGCGGAGATCGTCTTTCCAAACCCGTCGTCGCAATCGGTCTTCGCAGATTCCTACAAAGCGGGTCTTCGTGCCATGGCGGCCGGCGCTGGTATTACCTACGACCAACTGACCGGCGACCTGACGCAGGCCAATTATTCATCGCTTCGCGCCGGCAAGATCGAGTTCCGGCGACTAGTCGAGCAGATCCAATGGTCCGTCATGATACCGATGGTTTGCCGGAAAGTGGATCGCCGCTTCGTCGACCTGGCCATCCTTGCCGGAAAGCTTCCAGCCCGTAAGGACGGCTATCACGTCGATCACATCATGCCGGCAATCGAGCCTATTGATCCGCTCAAGGATCTGCAAGCCGATGTCCTGGCGGTGCGTTCCGGCCGGCTTTCGCCGCAGGAATTTGTGTCTGCGTGGGGCAGGGACTGGCGAAAGGTCGTCAAAGACTTCGACGCCTTCTTCAAGTTCGCCGATGCCAACAACGTGCCCCTCGATATAGATCCGCGCCGCCCGGCCAACGGCGTCGCGCCATCGCTTCTGGAAGATGGGCCACCCAACCAAACGAAGGACAATCCCAATGGCTGAGATTATCCGCATGCCGCAGCTTCTTCGTGATGCCGAGGTGCGTGCAGGCTCATTCGATCAGAACAGCAACACCATTGATGTCATCTTCACCACCGGTGCGACCGTGCGTCGCGTTTCGTGGATGGATGGCGAGTTTGATGAAGAGCTGGTCGTCAACAGCACAAGCGTTCGCCTCGATCGGCTGAACTCCGGTGCGCCGTTCCTCGACACGCATGGCCAGTGGAGCCTTGAAGATGTCATCGGTTCCGTTGTTCGCGGCTCCGCAAACATCAAAGGCGGCAAGGGCTACGCGACGATCCTGCTTTCCAATGCGGCTGATGCCGCTGACCGTGTCGCTCGAATCAAGGAGGGGACGGTATCCAACATCTCTGTTGGATACCGCATCCATGCGGTCGAGACCACCGATCGCGAAGGCCAGACGCCGCTGCGTCGGGTGATCGATTGGGAGCCGTGGGAAATCTCTGCTGTCCCGATCCCGGCCGATCCCGGCGCGCAGGTTCGCGCGGCGGCCGAAGACGCGCTTTTCAATTGCCGTGTCATGCCATCGGCGGCCGACCGGAACATCGTACTTCGCATGCGCATGGAAATGACGCAGCGACAATTTGCATCGGCACGATAGCGGCTACCGCTCTGCCATCGACCGCCCTTCGGCGGATGCCCTTTATGCCTGTGGGCTAGGCTTTCTCAGAGGAAAATATGATGAAGAGAACCTACGGTTTCGTAGCGGTAGCACTCGCGTTGGCTGTCGCTTCCATGATCTTCTTCGGTGCCAGTACCGAAGTCTTTGCAGCGCAGCATCCCGCTCACCTGGCAACGTCTGGCCTTGCGGATTGGGTTTCCGGTCACGCCCACCACTTTGCGATTTCACTTGCAGCGATGCGAGCCAATTTGCTCGATCTGACGGCTCGCGCCACCGCGAAGCTTGCCGAGATCAAGGATGACACGGCTCCTGACGCTGCGCGTGCGATCCAAGCCGAGCACACGTCTCTGCTGGAAGAAGTTCGCAAGTTGCAGGCGGACATCGCTACGGAGGAAGCTGCCGAAGCCTCCCGCAACCAGCCGACCAATCTTCCGACGCCGGAAGTAGGCGCATCGCGTGCCGCCGATATCCTTGATATGGGGACGCGTGCCGGGATGCCCATCCAGACCATTCAGGACGCAATCCGTGCCAACGTCACGATCGAAGCCTTCCGCTCTCAGGCCTTCGACCATCTTGCCGGCTCGACCACACGCACCTCACCGATCCGGGTCATCACGGATGAGGCTGAGACCCGTCGCAATGCGCGGATCGAGGCGCTTGCCTACCGCCTCGGTACCCCGCTTCCCGCTGCCGGCCCAAGCGCTGCAGCGCGCGGCTACATGGAAGATGGCCTGATCGACATCGCATCCGCCGCCATCGAGCAGCGCGGTGCTCCGCGCAATGTCCGCCAGGTCGAAGACATTTTCACCCGTGCGGCTCACACGACCTCCGACTTCCCGCTGACGATGAGCGGCGCAATCAACCGCACCCTCGAAGCTCGATATGCTTTGGCGCAACCAACCTATCGGAGCATCGCCCGCCAACGGAATTTCCGGGATTTCCGCCCGCATACGTCACTGAAGATCGGCGACTTCCCGATGCTGACGCGCGTTCTGGAAGATGGCGAGATCAAGTACGGATCGTTCAGCGAGGGCGCCGAGACCCTGCAGGTCCTGTCCTACGCCCGTGCGATTTCGGTCTCCCGACAGCTGATGATCAACGACGATCTTGGTGCGATCGCCGAGGTTCTTGCCGACTACGGCAGCATGGTGGCGCTGTTCGAGGAGATCACGTTCTACGCAACCGCGTTCAACGGGGTCCTTTCCGATGGTCTGACCGTCTTCCATGCCACGCACAAGAACCTCGCTGCAGTAGCTGCGGCGATTGACGTGGATCCTGTCTCGCTAGGCAGGGCGGCAATGGCAAAGCAGAAAAGCCTCGACGGCAACCCGCTCCTTGCCAACCGCCCTCAGGTTATGTTGACCGGCCCCGACACGATAACGGCTGCGGAGAAGCTCCTGACCGGCATTACCCCGGCGCAGGTCGCCAACGTCAATATATTCTCTGGCAAGATGACGCCCGTCGATACAGCCCAGATCTCTGACAAGTCCTGGTACCTGTTCCCCGATCTCGCTGCCGGCTCCAACTATCGATGGGGCTATCTTGAAGGCTACGAAGCCCCGCGCGTCCGCATCGAAAACCCCTTCGGTCGTCAGGGTATGGCCATGACCGTCGAGCACGATTTCGGTTGCGGCCCCACAGACTTCCGCTTCGGCTTCAAGAACGCCGGCGTCTGATCGCGCGCGGCCGTTCTGGCCGCTCGCTTCCTTCTCAGAATTCAACCTCGCGAGGATATGGACATGAAAAACTTCCTACAGCCGGGACAGTCTCTCGACGTCGTGGCTCCTACCGGCGGCGTCGTTTCGGGTCTCCCGGTCATCATCGGCTCCCTGATCGGGATATCCGCGGTTACCGCCGTTGCCGGCGTGTTGATCTCCATGCAGCTGAGTGGTTGCTACAGCCTGCCGAAAACGACCGGGCAGGCTTGGGCAACTGGCGCCAAGATCTATTGGGATGCCACGAACAAGCTGGCGACGACGACATCGGCCGGCAACACTTTGATCGGTACCGTGATCGCTGATGCGCTCTCTGCCGATACGACCGGCAGCATCCGTCTCGGTCCGACAACGGTCTGACGGCGATGCTCAACATCTTCGAGCGGCTGGCGAAATCCAGCCGCTCCATCGTCGAAAGCGTCCACGGCACCGCTGTTACGATCTTCCCGGTCGCGCGCGGCGGTGGCGTCAATGGCGCTCTGAAGCGTTCGCCGACATCGGAGCCCTATGCGACGTCGGCCTGCTTCTACGAAAACACGATGATCGAGCGAGAGATCAAAATGCAGCCGGAGACAGGGACCGGTCGACTGCTGCATCGAAGTCTCATTCGCACGGCATCGATCCGGCTAATTCCTGGCCAACTGTTCGCAACCGATTTCGTCGTGCGCCGCGATGCCGATGGCGCGCTGTTCACCGTCACGCAATTTGATCCCGATGGTCTCGGCAATGTCGTGGCCACGCTCGGGATCGCAAAATCCCTACCGGAAAGCTGACATGCTCGCTGCTGAAGCCCTGCGCCTTGCCGCCATCGAGATCCTCTGCCCAACGGCGGCGATCGAGGCTGGTAGTGGCTATCCGACGCGCGCGGGCAAGCGCGTCTTTGATAGCCGTGCCGTAGCGCTGCAGGACATCGATCCGTCCGCTGCATTCACACCGGTCCTTTCACTCTACACCAACAAGAGCGGCGTGAAGCTGCGTGGGCCACATGCGGCAGCAAGCGATACCAGCGCCGATGCCGTGCTGGAGATCATCGCCGAGCTTGCCGTTGTATCCGGCGACGAGGGCGGCGAATTTGCCGATGCGATGGCAACCGACGATCCGGAAGCTCGCCTCATTTTGGCGGCTCTTTGTGCGCAAGTCCGATGGCTGTTGGAACGCAGTCAACAAGGCGGGCTATGGCGCAGGCTTGTACGTCAGATCACCGAGACCGAGTACGAGCCCTTCGCTGTTCCCGAGATTGGCATGCGCTGGCAGCGCGTGACCATCCGGATGCACTGCGAGATCCGCGACGACGATTTCGACATGACGGATGGTGGACTGCCTCAGCCGATCAGATCGCTCTATGACCAGCTTCCGGACGCATCCTATGCCAAGGGGAAGCTTGCGGCACTCGCGGCCTATTTTGTGCCCGAGCCGCTGCAGCCATTGAGGCAAATTCACATCACGACCGGTCCCACCACGTCCGGTCCCGACGACCTATCGCCCTGACATCGGAGATCCATCATGGATGAATTCTACAAGCCCGCGCCGGGAAAGCGCATTCCCATGCCCGGCCTTCAGCCGGATTGGCCGGAGGATGGGCGCCGCATCAATCCACTTAGTGCCTATGAGCTTCGCCTCGTTGCAGACGGCGATCTCGTTCAGGTCGATGAAGAAACGACGCGATCGGCTGACATGGAGCCCGATGCGAAACCGGAGGTGAATGACGATGGCGAGTAATATCCCGGCGAACCTGACGGCGCCGATTTTCACCTTCGACGTGACGTCGGGTGGCAACTTCGAAAACGAAAACCGGCTGATCCTACTCGGCTTGGGGCTGGCGGCTGGCGCCCTGGCTGAAAGCAATCTCGCCCTATGCAATACCCGCAATGATGCCCGCCGTCTGGCCGGCGCCGGATCGATGCTGGAAGCAATGTTCCTGATCTCCCGCAAGAACGCGCCGGCGCAGGAAATCTGGATCGGCCGCGTCGCTGAAGTCGGCACTGCAGAAATTCGCACGGTGACGGTTGGCGCAGTCCCGGCGGCTGGCGGACAGGGTGTTCTGCAGATCGCCGGCGAAAGAATTTCGGTGCAGATCAATGCCGGCGACACAGCCAATGCGGTTGCCACAGCGCTAGCGGCGGCTATCAATGCCTACTACAACCCACTGACCAGCGTTTCGCTGCCGTTCACGGCGACGGTCGCCACCAATGTTGTCACGATGACCGCCCGCCACAAGGGCGCCTTCTCCACCGGCATCGATGCCTTCGTCCCAGTCTTGGACACCGTGAACGCCTTTGCGGGCCTCCTGACTTTTGCGGTTGGTACGGCTGGTGCCGGAGTGCCGGATCTTTCCGCCATTCTCGCCGCTATGAACGACGATCCCTACGAGATGATCGTCAGCGCCTTCGGAGATACAGCGAACGTCGCATTGCTGGACAGTTTCCTCAACAATGTGTCGGGTCGCTGGTCCTACGCGCAGCAGCTCTATGGCCACGCATTCTACCCAGCCACCGACACCTCTTCTAACTTGGTCACAAAGGCGTTGGCCAAAGACAGCTGGCACTTGACCATGATCCCGCGCTTCTCTGCCGGCGGCTTTGCTGAACCGGATTATCTCTGGGTCGCGGCTTTCGTCGCGCGCATCGCCGCATGGTCCGCAGGCGGCGCGAACGGCGACGTCTCGCGAAACCAGACGGGCCTCGTCGTTCAGGGTCTGTCGGCACCGCGATTGCGCGCCTACTGGATGGACTATGCGACGCGCGATGCCTTCCTGAAGAACGGCGTTTCGACCTGGTCGATCAATCGCAACGGCGACGTGACGATCGACAAGATCATCACGCAGCAACAGACCGCCAACGGCGCGCCGGATACGACCTTCCGCGATATCCAGCGCATCTACCAGGTCACCTATGCGCTGAAGAAATTCCGCGCCGACCTTGCCGCAGAACATTCCAACAAGGCGGTCGCCGACAGCAATCCCGACAATCTCGATGCCATCTCGACGGTGAAGGACATCAAGGCGACGCTGTTCCATTCCTATCAACAGATGTCCGGCGTTCTTGAGAACGCCGAGGCGGCGCTCGCGGCAATGGTGGTAACGCGTGACGCCGACAACCCGGATCGCGTCAACATTTCGCTGCCGCTCGATTTCGTCAACGCACTCGACATCCTGGCCGGCCTTGCCCGCGCCTACAGTCAGTTCAGCGCCGCTTAAGCGCCGCACAGAGAGAGGATTTAGACCATGGGCAAAGATTTCGGCGGCCGCATCATTGCGCGCACCTCGAAGGGGGACACGTTCACGCTACGCGGAACGTTGAACGTAAACCCGTCCAGCATTTCCATAGCAGCGGTGGCCAATCAGGACGGATCGCTAGACCGGACCGCCACCAACACAGGCTACAGATTCGAGCTTAATTTCGCCGACCGGGGCGTCGATCTTGATGCCTTGATGAAGGCGGATCGGTTTAACGTAACATTCGAAGAGGAATTTTCGAGTGTCACCCACTACTACACCAACGCCTTCCTCGTCGGCGATCCGGTGATCAACCGGCAGACCGGCGAAGTGACCGGCATCTCCGGCGCGTCTGAAAAATACAGCAAGACGGGTGGCTGATGGCGCCGATCGTAGTCAAGCTCGCCAAACCCTATGAGGTCCACGATACGAAATTCTCCACGGTGGAGCTTCGCGAGCCGACCTATAAGGAGATCTATCGCGACGGACTCGGTCGGCCGCAGGAGTGGCAACCAACGCCAAACGGACCGATGCAGGTGACCTATCCGGTCGTGGTCGACGCCTATCTGCAAAAGATCCTCATTTCGCCGGGGTACGAATGCCTCGGCGCATTGAGCGCGGTGGACTCGCTCAAGCTCGAAAGGGCGGTCTGCGATTTTTTTCTGGATACGACGGCGTCCTAGACGCCGTCGATGTCATGGTCTTTCGTCTGGGTTGGCGCGCAGCTGACATCGAGGCGATGACGCCCTCTGCCATCGCCTATTGGGCGCGGCGGTTCATCGAGTTTAGAAAGCCGTAGGTCATGACCAAAGAGATCGAAGCGCGACTGAAAGTCTCTGCCGTCGACAAGACCGGCCAGGTCTTTCAGGCTCTCGCCGGGAAAATGGACCAGGTCAATCGCCGCGCCGAGGCCTTGAACAGGCAGCAAGGCATGATGGCCCGTGGTTCTCAGGCTGCCTTTGGCACATTACTCCGCTTTGCCGCACCTGCAGCGCTCGCTTATGGAGCTAAGGCGGCGCTTGTCGATTTTGCCGCACTCGATCGACAGATGACCCGGATCGGCAATACCGCCGGTTCGACGTCGGAAGAAACCAAGGCCGCATTCGTAACCATGCAGCAAGAGAGCAAGCAGCTCGCCATGCCGCTCAACGAGGCCGTTACCGCGCTCGATACACTGGTGTCCTCCGGCATGAGCCTGAAGGAGGCGATGGACTTTCTGCCGTCTGTGCTGGCAACCACGCAGGCGTCTGGTGCCGCCGTCGAGGACATCGCTAATACCGGCTTGAAAGCATCCTCAGCCCTGAAGATCTCGGCGGGGCAGATGCAGCACGCCTTCGATCTCATGGTTGCGAGCGGTCAGTCCGGGCAGTTCGAATTGAAGGATATGGCGGTCTATATCCCGTCGCTCGCCAACTCGTTCGCCCGTATCGGCTACAAGGGCGAGGATGGTTTGAAGCGGCTTATGGCGGCACTGCAAACCGTCCGCGAAGACACAGGCACGGCCGAAGAAGCGGCAAACGACATCGCCAACGTGTTTCAGAAGATGGGGTCGCGCGAGACGATTTCGAACTTCAAAAAGTTCGGCATCAACCTCAGTCAGGAAATGGATAAGGCCAAGAAAAAGGGTGAGGACACTATCGACGCCTTCATTAGGCTCTCCAATAAGGCCGTCAAGGGCGATCTGACCAAGCTGCCGCTGTTGTTTTCCGACAAGCAGGTGCTGGAAGGCATGACCTCGCTGATCACCAGCACCGATCGGCTGACGCATTATTATACTGTTCTGAGTGACACCGGCATCGATGGCACTGTTGCGCGCAACAACATCCGCGTGTTGAACGATACGCAGGCCAGCGTCGACCGCCTGTCTAATTCTTATGAGAAGCTGAAGGTTACCGCAGGCGGCGCTATTTCGAAATTTGCCGTTCCCGCGATGGACGCGGTCTCCAAGTCGATTGATTACAATACCGCTGTCCAGAATGGATCCGAGAAGTCGGGCAAAGGCTTTTGGTCGATGGAACAGTGGGGTGAACCCTTTCGGGAATACGCTGCATCGATGGGCATCCAGAGCGCCCGCCAATCGCAGGATCAGCGAGCCTACCGTGGCGGGTATCGCGACCCCGAGTGGCTAAAGTCTTATTGGGCGGCCAACTCGACGGAATCCAGCGGCCCTATGCTTGCCGCTGATCGCAGTCGGTCGCCTCAGAACATATCCAATCGAGGCAGGGATGTTGGCGGCCTCTCGCAAGCCATGGCGGCCGGCATGCCTGGTCCCTTACCGGGAGAGAGCGCGGTGAAAAGCTTCTTCCGTGTCCCGTCGAAGAGCGAGTTTCAGGATGCTCTAAAGATCGATCTGAAGCCGAGTGCCGACGAGGCCAGCCGGAGCATTGCCGACGGCGGAAAGCAGGCGGGGGACTCTATCAAGGAGAGCGCTGCCCTGATGAAGGTCGCCGGCGTAGATATCGGCGCGGCGATTGCCGAGGCAGCCGCCAAGCTGGCTGAAGCTGCGAAGGCCTTCGGAGCCAGCGCAGCGATCGCTGCGACCGGCGGCGCTGCGGGACCGAGAGTCAATGCCGATCGGGGCCGATCGATGTCTCCCTCAGTCACTGGTTCGCCACAGGGTGGCGGTGGATGGTAGGCAAATTATTCCGTAGGGACGGTAAACTCTATACGGCAAACGGCTTTACTCGCGCCGCCAGAGAAGGTCGCTGTTTCTGCTGCGACCTCTTGCTTTGGCGGTACACCGCTTGCCGCACCGGCAGCAGAACCAAACGCCGCGCCTGATTTGTCGAATACCGTGCAGGCAAAGTTGGCGTTGAATGGGTCATTAGACCGGTTAGCGATAGCAACTACGATCGAATAGTTGTCTCCGCCTTCATTCTTAAGCCTCACCGTTCTAATCGCGGCTCTGTCCGTTGGGGAGTAGTCTTTCGGAAGAAGCTCTTCAGCCTGAGTTGGAAACCAAGGTGCGGAAGCCAGCGTGGAAATGCAGAGCGTGATCACTCGATATCCGTTTCGCATTTTGCTACTCCCTTAGGTTGTCTCAATCACCCGCACGCTATTGAAAATTAATTACTGAGTCGAGACCTACAGAGGCGGATTATGCGGGATTGGAAAAAGACACTTTTGCCCGCGAGCTTTCGCGGCGTGCCTTTCTTCGTCGAGTATGAGGACCTATCGGGCGGTCGCCGCCTGGCCATGCATGAATATGCCGGCAGCGAACAGACTGATGTCGAAGATCTCGGTGCGTCGACTCGAACCTATGACGTAACAGCCTATACGCTTGGCGAGACCGCCGATCTCAAGGCACTTACGCTGCAGTCAGCAGTCGCGATTGCCGGGCCAGGCCTTCTTGTCCTGCCTATGGACGGAGGATTTCTTGCCCATGTGCAGGGATTTCGCCGCACGCGGCAGAAAGACAAGGCTGGATACATCGCCTTCGACATTACCTTTGTCCCCAAGGCGCAAGCGGCCGGCGCCATCCTGTCGATCGGCGATGTCACCTCCGCCGCATCGACCGGCTTAACAGCAGCAGCCGCCGCATTCGCGCGTCTCTTTTAGAGGATTTTGGTATGGCGGCGGACAAGACCACAATCCTGTCGTGGCTGGCGGATCTGTCCGCTGCCATCGTAGTGGATCCTGAAGACCTGGCGGACGTATCGAGCCGCATCGCCGTTGCAGTCAGTCTTGATGCCGCAACATTCGCAACGGAGGCGTTGTCGCTGACGCGGATTATCGCCGAGAGCGTGAATGACAGCGCAGGCTTTGATCGCTGGTCGATCGCTCAGACGATTGCTGCCGGCGATACGCGGGATGCGATGTCCGTCCTGCTTGCGGCGGCGCTTTCCATTTCTGGTGGCCGGGTCGATTGGCCGTCGCGGCCGCAAGCCGGCAAGGCCCGTTCAAGGATCGTAGATGCGGGTGACGCGGCACTCGTTGTGGCTTCAAGCATGGGCGGCGATGGCGCCGACCTCTACGGTTGGCTGTCCAGCCTCACCGAAGTCGCCAGTCGCTTGATATCCGATCTCGCGGCCAATGCCGTTCCGATCGTCAAGGTCGCGACCGGTCTTTCAATGCCTTCGACGGTTCTCGCCTACCAGCTCTATGGCGACGCCAATCGCGCCGGAGCCCTCGTCGATATTTCCTCGTCGGCGACACCGCTCGTAATGCCTGCACTGTTTGACGCTCTGGCGTCCTGAGGCCCCATGTTCGAGACAATAGTGATCGATGGCTTGCCGCCGCACAAGACAGTGAGCATCAGCATGTCCGCCGAAGAGGCTGTCAGGACGGCAGCTCTAAGCCTGGTGCCCGTAGGGTCCGGCGTGCCCGTCTCGTTCGGTCAGCCTGTCACCATCAAGGCGGGTGGCGACCTTCTGCTCACCGGCTACGTTCGCGATGTCCGACCAAGTCATGAGGCCGAAACGCGATCGCTGTCCGTTACCATCGTTTCCAAGACCATAGATGCGGTCGAATGTTCAGCCGATCATCCGACCGGTGAAATTCTCAACAAGAACCTCACGGACATCGCGCGCGAACTCGACACCTATGGGATCGGCGTCGAGGATGACGGCGACTTGCCCGTCGAGCCTCGCCACAAACTGCACACCGGCGACTCCCTGTTTCATTCGATCGAGCTGCGCGCGCGGGGACGTGGCATCCTGATCCACGACACGCCGCAGGGAAGGCTGAAGCTAGCTACAAAGCCCGAGGGTACGCACGCCGGAAGCCTTGTAAAGGGGATCAACATTCAAGTGGCCTCATCGGCGCTGTCCGAGCAAGGCCGCTATTCCAAGGTCAAGGTTCGCGGACAGGCGAGCGAAGGCACGGCCAAACAACAGCTGCGGGCAGAGGCATCGGCAAGCGACAGGAGCGTCGCTCGATCTCGTGTGCTGATTGTCCGTCACGAAGGCGAGACGACAGTCGGCCGCATGAAGAAGCGGGCGAGCTGGCACGTGAAGCGCGGCGCCGGCAACAGCGTCACCGCATCGATCACGGTCTCGGGTTGGCGCGACGCCGCCGGTCGAATCTGGTCACGCAACTGGCTGGTCAATGTCGACGACGACTGGATTGGCATCAACGGCATGATGATCATCAAAAGCGTAACGTTGTCCCAGAGCGGCGACAGCGAGGGCACGACCGCCACGTTGGAGCTTGGCGATCCGCGCGCTCTTGGCGGCGAAAACCCACGCGGCAAGACCTCGAAAGCCTACAGCGCTCCGGGTGCGATTACCGAGGACTATGAGGAGCAATGAGCGGCGAACGCATCGAACTCGACGGGAAGGTCACGCACAAGGGCGGACAGCAGTTTGTCAATGGTCGCGGCTTGTTCAACAGTGGCTATAGCCGCATTCATCGTTTGGAGCCGGCAGGTTTCGCATCGTATCCGATCAAAGGCGCTAATGGCCTGCTCTTCGCCCCAAATGGCGATGCGGACCAGGCCTATGTCCTTGGCGGCGAACATCCGGGACACCGCCCGAATATCCCGTCCGGAGCAACGGCGATCTACGATCACAACGGCGGCATCATCAAGTTGATCATGACGGGCATGGTCATCGACGTCCAAGGCCGCACGGCTACGCTGACTGCCGGGGGCGGGTGGACGATCAACGGTCCGACTGTCTTCAACGGCAATATGCAGGTTAACGGAAATATCAATGCGTCCGGATCGATCACCGATGGTGACGGCGATGGCGGGGCATAGTCCGCGAAACACCAACTGGGCGAACCCATGCTGAAAATCATCCCACTCGATGACGGCGAAGATCCATATCGCGCACCGGACCTCGGATGGGACGGTGTTGTTGGCGATTTGATTGTCAACAGCCTCGCGCATCCAGAGGCGCCTGGCGATCTGAGGGCAGAGCAAGGCCTTGCGACCCAAGTCCTCATCTGCCTGATGACTGATCGTCGGGTTGACCCCAGCGAGCTGCGCGACGGCGACGAGAATAAGGGCTGGATCGGCGACAGCTTCGACCGCATGGACGGAGAAGACGAACTCGGTTCAAGGCTCTGGCTATTGCGTCGTTCGGCCATTTACGACGGCATTGAGACTGTTGTGGAGGCCTATGTCCGTGAAGCCCTGCAGCCTCTGATCAAGCAGGGTGCGGCGGTTCGTGCCGATGTCACGGTTACTACCGACCGTCCTGCGAACAGCCTCAGTTTTTCCGTCGCGCTTTACGGTCGCGACGGCACGAAAATCTACAACCGAAACTTCGAATTACTCTGGAGACAGATCGATGGCGTGGTCAATCCGCTCTCTGGCTGAATCGTCCGCACGGGCGCGTGGTGCCTTTCGGCAGTATATGCCGGGTACTGACACTGCATTGAAGAATAATTTCGTGACGATTATCGCCAAGGTCATGGCGGCCTTGGCGCATGAATTCGAACTACGCATGGCCTATCTGGCCAAGCAACTGTTCCTGACATCGGCCACGGGACAGTTTCTCCTCGTTCTGTGTTCAGAGATTGGTGTCTATCTGAAGCAGGCATCCAGCGCCTCAGGCGGAGCGGTCGGCACGGGCGTCGCCGGAACAACCTATGCGGCGGGCATCAGGTTGATTTCGGGCAACATCACATATGTCTCCACTGCTCCTGCGACTGCAGCGGGCGACGGCACATTGTCTCTCCTTGTGACATCGGAGGTCAAAGGCGCGGCCGCCAATCGCGACGAGGGTGGTTCGCTGGCACTGGCCGATCCGGTGCTTTGGCCGGATCTTGGCACTGTGTGGACTGTCGCATCTGGTGGGATCGGCGGAGGCGCTGATGTCGAGGATCAGGATTCGCTGCGAGCACGCGGTCTGCAACGCAAACGCAATCCGCCTGGCGGCGGTACGCTGACGGACTACGAGCGCTTTACGCGCGATGTCCCTGGCGTGGTGGCGGCATGGGCCTTTCGCGGTGCAAGCCCGGGCGCTGTCTTTGTCTATTTTCTGTTTTCCGGCCGCGCGAACCTCATCCCGCAGTCGTCCGACGTGACAGTCGTGCAGGCGGCGATCGATGTGCAGCGGCTGATACGCGTCGACGATAGCGTCGCGGTGGCGCCGGTTGCGTTGCCGATCGCCATCACCATCAATGGCCTGTCGTCGGACACGCCGGACATTCGCGCCGCGATCTCAGCCGCGATCTCAGCCATGTTCGTTGCCCGCTGCAGACCCGGTATCGCAGGTAACACTTTCACTGTTTCCGTCTCGTGGATCGACGAGGCGATCTCCGGCGTCGTTGGCGAGGATCGTCACGTGCTCGCTGTGCCAACTGCGGATATCGTCCTGACGGGCGGTCAGTTTCCGACGCTCGGGGTCATCACCTATGGCGCGTGATCCTGGCCTCAATACGGTCACGACGGCAGCGACAGTTCTCGCGGATCTCGTTGCGGTTCCGGCGCCATATGACGCCCTTGCCAATCCAAGCAATGACGACCTGATCAGCGCAGGACTGTCGATGTGGCCGCAAGGTCCGGCGTGGGGATCGCCTGACGGAACAGCAGTTTCACTGGAGTCCAACCTAGCGAAACTGACGCGCGCTCTGCTCGATCCCTTTGTCTGGCTTTATGGCCGCGCCTTCAAGTTGGCGAGAGAGGCAAGCATCCAAGGGGTCGACGAGCTCCTACCGGAATGGGAGGCAGATTACGGCCTTCCGGACAACTGCGTCACCGGCCCGACGAGCGTTGCTGAACGGATTCGCGCACTTGCCGCCAAGGTCAACAGCCAGGCAGTTCTGATACCCGGTGACTTTATTCGGGTCGCCGCGTCCTACGGCTTTTCGATCACGATTGAGGAACCTGCGATCTTTGAGTGCGGATTTTCCGAGTGCGGAGGTGAGCACACAGTCGGCGACGCCAGGCAGGAAGTGTACTGGATTGTTCACGTGACCGATCTGGCGGTCGACTATTTCATCTGCGGCATTTCGGAGTGCGGCCTCGATCCGCTCTTCGATCTCGGCGATGCCGAACGCCTGCTTTGCATCCTCCGGCGACTGGCGCCGGCTTGGACCATCCCGATCCTTTCCGACGACACCTGACCTCACGAGGGCACCATGAAATATAATGCACCCTACGGTTCCGTTGACCCGAACGCCTCGTATGTCGATCGCGACACGCCGGCCGCCATATCGGGGTCAAAGGTTCCGGCAGCGGCAATCGAAACTGTGCAACGCGAGCTTGTTGCGCTGATCTCCGCAGCCGGCCTGACGCCCGACAATGCTGACCTTACTCAGATCGCTAAGGCTATTCAGTCCGGGAAGCTGAATTATGCTGTTGCGACCGGCACATCGACGGCGCTTATTGTTACACTACCTCAAGTTCCATCGGCCTATGTCGCTGGCATGGTGATTGAGGTCAAGACCGCGAGTGCTTGCGGCGGCGCATGCACGATTAATGTCAATGGGCTGGGAGCGAAGAGCATCGTCGATGCCAATGGCGGTGCCTTGGTGGCAAATTCCTTCCAGGCTGGCAACATGCTGGCCTTGATCTATGACGGTACGAACTTCCGCATGGTCGGAGGGTATAGCGCGGCCGTCCTTTCGCCGTTTTCTATTACCTATGCCGTCTCACAGGGCCTTGCGAACAGTGTCTTCGCCCTGTCGGGTTTGGGAACGGGATCTGCCAGTTTCGGGTCAAGTTCCGGCTCTAGCTTCACGTTCAGTCGTGCCGGTAAGTATGCCATCGCAGTTCAGATGAACATTAACGTCGTCTATACAGGGCCAACGAATGTCGCCGCTGGCGTCGAGATCAAGAGAAACGGCACGGTAGTCATCGGGTCAGCAAACACCGACAGCAACTATGGCAGCACTTCCACAGGCTTCACATTGAGTTCGATCGCGATCGTCGATGTCGCTGCGGGCGATATCATGACGGCGTGGGGTTTTGGCGGATCCTCCGCCGGCTACACCAGTAGCGCCATCACCAGTGTGACTTTCAACGTCACCGCCATCTCCTAAAGGAAATCGGACAATGCAAGCTGCTGACTATATTTCCGCGCTTACGGGTAAGACCGTGGGCGAACTCTTTTTCTCGGCGCCGCCGCTTGTGGCGCTTGAACAGGACGAAGAAGGCAAGATCTCTGTCACCTATTGGGATGAAAGCCTGAATGTTACAGAGCCAACGGCTGAGGACATCGCGACCGCGCTTACCGCTCCTGATCCCGTTGTTGTACCGACGAGCGTTTCGGCGCGACAGTTCAAGCTCCAACTTCTTGCGGCAGGCCTCCTCGATCAAGTGGACGAATGGGTCGCTACGCAGGGCAAAGACGTGCAGATTTCCTATGAATATTCCGGATCGTTCCTGCGGACGGAACCGATGATGGCCTCAGGCTTTGAGGCCATGGGCGTCACCGAGGAACAGATAGACGCGTTCTATATCGCGGCGGCAAAGCTGTGAAGCTCACGAGCGAGCGATAATCGCGTCCATAAACTTCGAC